GGCGAAGTCCTCGACAAGATGTGGGAATAGAGTGAGAGCGAACGAAATCCTTGAAATATATTTGGTGAAATCTATGAGAGAAGTGAATGATGACATTCTCAAGAAGCAGTTGGGTATCCCCAGAGATTTTGATCTTCAGGATGAATCATTTCTCCTGACTGAAGAGATTAGGGGAAATAAGATTATTAAGCTCAATCTTAAGGATATTCTGCCAAAATTCAATAAGCTCTTTAAAAACTCTAGAGCAACATTCACATTTCGTGATATTAGCACTTCCTCTTTAGAGAATAGGTTCGTCACTGTTCGTGCAATCGCTGTCGGTGACAAAATTTGGAGCCCTAAAAGACATAATTATTCTGTAGGGGTTAGGTTCTTGAGATCGAGTGCTGATGTTCCAATTAACATCAATACACCGGTAGAACTTAAATGTTCCTGCCCAGCATTTAACTACTTTAATGCTTATGTGATGTTCACGAGCAAGTCCCATCTTGGAAAGCCGAAGGCGAAGATCAAAGCACCTCCGGTGATTAGAAACCCCCAAGAGATTCCTGCAGTTTGTAAGCACCTTCAGGGGTTCATTGGTTCTTTAATCAACTCCGGATTCATTAAGCAATCTCCACGGTCAGCTGGGGCAAGGCAGACTATAAGAAGATGATTTTATCTCTACACGCTGGTACATTTTTGACTACTGTCGCGAGCATGATTCGCGATGACCTTGGTATGAATTTGATTGAAGATAGTGGCTCTGGGGAGTCGTTCTTTTTTCAGCCAGAATTGGACCCGGTTAGCGAGTCGGTAGGATCACACTTCGGAGCTAAAATCGAGGCGAACTATGAGACTCAAACAGAGTCGCACCAGACTGAGTGGGTAGGAATCCTGTGGAACCGCGAGGCTTTCTCAAAATCAACAGATGATGGCCTTGGAAAAAGACCGCTTCCTCGAGTTATAACAAGTTCGGCTGACCCCAATGAGTTCACTGTTCGAAAACCTGCGAGAATCTCATACAAAATCAATGTGAAGTTTGTGTCCAACTGTTCCTCAATCATAGAGACGCTTTTAGAGTGGTACGAGACTGAGCTGAGGGGCGGGCTAGGTTGTATAGGATTTAACGTCGAAATAGACGGTCAAACTCTTCCATTTGAGACATCTCTAGTCTTTGATGACATCACTTTAGAAGATGACCCTCTTCGAGATTTTCAAAATCCGATTTTCACACTAACATTTGGGGTTAATCTGAGCGGTCTTATCTACTCACCACTGAGCAGCCAAGTAAAGCGCGTTAAGTCCATAATCCTAAATCTCTGGATGAAGGAATTTCAGGACGCTAATAACAAACTGGTCTACACTGTTTCTGTAGATGCACCATAGGAGTAAGCATGGCAAAGAAAAAGAAGAAGGAAGAAAAAAAAGTTGAATCCTTGGAGTTTGAATTATCTGATAAGATTGTGATATCCATCTCTTCATTGAGGAGGGTTGGAACAGATTTTTTAGAGATCGATGGTAAATCTTACCCTCTGTCTCTAGCAGCTGAGAAAGTTGAGGTCACTAGAGCTCAACATGAAATCTTAAATGAGAAATACGGAAATCATCCTTATATTACTATTGCTTTGTCTAGGGGGTAAGAATGCCAGCAGCAAAAGTAGAAGTCGTTGAGATTGATAGGTCTAGAACGATCAGCAGCTCAGGTGGAGGTTTTTTCACTGGATTGGTGCTGAAGGCTAAGAAGGGACGATCCTTCACTCCTATCTTGATCCAAAACGACCGACAATTCACTCAGGAGTTTGGAGAGCCAAACGCTCAATACTCTCTATCTCACTATTCAGCTCTATCATTTTTGGAGCAGGCGGACACACTGATTGCTGTCCGTGTTCACGATGGCGCAAAACTTGCCGGCATGGATGTCCAGAAGGATGGCGGTGCAGGAACTACAGCTTCATTCGCAACCGGTCTTGATGAAGACTCAAATGGAATCACTTTCAATGCATTTGGAACTGACATCCTTTTTCAAGTGTATGCACACAGTGCTGGAGTTCATGCTAATGGTATCATCATTGACGTTGATCCCACTGCTGGAGCTGCTGACGAGTTTCAGATCAGCGTAACCCTTCCCGGTGAAACAGTTCCTGCTGAGGCTTGGCTTGTATCAAGACTTCACAAGAACGATGCCTCCGGTAGACCAATGTACTTGGAAGATCGAATCAACGGCGCTTCTTCTTACATCAATGTGAGGGACAATACCGCAGAACTGGAAACTGTTCTTCCTGAAGCTGTTTCCGCAGTAACATTCGCTGGCGGAGAAGATGGATCAGCTGTTACGGACGCTACTCATGAGCTAGGTATTCCTTTCTTGGTTGCCAATCAAGAAGAATTCCCGGTAAAGACTTTCATGGACGGCGGTATTGCAACAGTTGCTTATGCTCAGGCTTTGGCTCAAGTAGCTAAGGATAATCGTGGTATGGCTATATTGACTGTGCCGATCTCCAGTGAGGAAGATGCCGATCCTGAGACTGCTATCCTTGCGTACAGAAACAGCTTGAATCTTGGAAACAACGGAGATTCAGCAGCTCTTTACTCTACACACGGATACACGGCGGACAGGTTCAATGGGAATGTCCTCGTGGCATCTCCCCCTGATGGAGTCGCAGCTGCTGTACATACAGTCACTGCGGATATCCAGCCTTGGTTTGCACCAGCCGGAGTCCGAAGAGGTGGAGTTCCTTGGGTAAAGACGCTGAAGTCTTTCAATCAGACTTCATTGGATTCTCTGGCGGATGGAGATGTAAACTCT